TCCAAGCATCTACTTTAGCTTGTGCTTCTGACAATCTTTCAAAAGCAACTTCATTCTTAACTTGACCTTTAAAAGTAATCTTGTTTAAGGCTTGCTTGACAGCGTTATCTACACCAGTAAGCGAAAGAATAGTTTTATCGCCCTTAATGTTCTTCATGCCCTCACGATAAATGCGCTGTCTTTCAATAGCCATTTCAGCTAGGTTTTGTTTGGCAGCATCAAGAACTTCTAATTGTGGAACTTCACCACGCAAGTTAGCCTTAAACAATTCAGACATTTCACCGCCAGTTTTACCAGCTTGGTAAGCCTGACCAATAGCCTCTGAGCCTACGCCAGTTTGCAATCCAAGACCAGCCTTAGTAGCACCACCTAAAACATCAAGTGTTTTTCCAGTAGTACGAGCAGCTAACATCAATGGGTCAACAGCACGAGCAGCAGTAGCCAATGCAGGTGCTGCCCTAGTAGGCAACATAGCACCACCTGTAAGGACAGTAGATAGGTCTGCCATAACACCAGCAGGGTCAGTAGCCAATGCTCGTTTAGCACCTTCTACGCTACCATAACGCTCTACATAGTGCTGACCAACTTTAGAAGCTAATTCACGACTAGCCTTGTCTTCACCTACCGCTTGGACAAGTCGTTCTGGTAATGCATTTTGTAAGATACCAGCACCAAGGTCTAAAACGGCTTTAGTTGTTTGAACGGGACTAGATACTGCTTGATATATATCACCAAGCATTGAGCCGACAGAACTAGGAAAGTTCTTTACAGCACTAACTGCCACATCAGCAGCAGACATTTGTGGTTGAGAAGAAGCCGTAGGTTTTTCGGTAGGCTTTTGACCTGCACGAATCCTCTCAACCATTGCCTTTAATTCTGGTGCATCTGGTGCAACATCATCAGGAATATCTGGAATCGTAATTCCGTCTTTTGTAGTTATGGAATATGGCATATTAGTAGTTCACATTAACATTTCTACCTGTATCACCAAATAAAGGTGCTACACCCTGAGACTTTCTGCGCTGTTCAATAAGTTTGACTGTATTTTCCTGTGCAGTAGCAATTGAGTCATTAAATTTCTTCAATGCGTCCAATGTTGCTTTAGTGTCGTTTTTACCAGATGCAGCAATCAAAGCATCAGCAAATCGCAACACATCTTTATCAGTCTGTACGCCTTTTTCTGCGCTAACCTTTAAGTTAACTGCATTTTTTACTGCTGATTGCAAATCTGCGTAAGCACGACTTTCTTCTGTTGAGTCGCCAGTTAAGTTGGCTGCTTGATAGCGCAGATTTTGAACAGGGCCAAGAACTAACTTTGGCTTCTTAGTAACAGGGTCTGGAGTCAGCGCATTGATTGGCGCAAACAACTCTTTCTGTGTTGCTTTGTAACTATTGATAGCTTGCAAATCTTCATCTTCAGATTTTTGCAAACTTGCTGGTAAAGGCTTATTCTTGGCAGCATCAATTTTTTGCTCTGCAAGCATACGAGCAATTGCTTGATTACCAAGCGCAATACTTGCTGTTAATTGTTTTGCTTCAGCACTTTGTGCAAGACCTTGCTCTTTAAAAGCATTAAGTTGTTTATCTTGTTGTTCAATTCGTGCTTGTACTTGTTGAAAATCAGAATTCTTTTGTAGCTGCTGACCAATTTGTGCAACACGAGCGTCAACAACAGCAGGGTCTAAGTTCTGCCAAGTTTTTGAATATTGCTCAACAATTGGTTTAAGATTTTTAGGCAAACTAGGGTCAGCCAAATAAATAGCAAATGGGTTATCTTCTTGACCACCAGCACCAAGGAAACCTGCTTTACGCAAGTCAGGAACAAGTTTAGCCATGCTTGCTAAAGATGTTAGTGGGTCAGGAGACATCATCGCTAATGCTTGCAACTTATTAGGGTCAATAGTGCGTGTAGTCTGAGCAGGTCTTACAGCCATATTTGGCATTAAGTTACCTTCATCGTCACGAGCAGGAAATTGGCTTGGTACGCCTTCGTAAGTAACTTGTTCTGGCGTAGTTGTAGTGGTAAAGATTTGTGGTGCAAGTAAACGCATTTGCTTTTCTTGCTCACGCTTTGCTTCGTCTTCTTTACGCTTACGCAATAATTCTTGTAGTTGGAAGTTTTGTAACTGGCTTTGCAAGGTTTCCTGCATACCGCCTTTGTAGGCTTTCTGACCAGCTTGTAAACCTTCAGCAATAGACTGACCAGTATTCCCTCCTTGGAATAGTCTTCCAGCTAATGCGTAGAGTGCTTGGGCTTGTGCATCGTTACGATTACTTTGAATGTCAGCAGGTGACATACCGAGCAGACCCATTGTGTCTGAACCACCTGTACCAAAAATGTCTAATAGTCCAGCCATATTAGTCCTTAACCAAAGAATGAGCCAAGGTCTTGATTGCCATAAGCACTACCTGTGCCAAATCCACCACCAAGGAAACTTGAACCAAAAGGATTCAAGAAACTTAAATCAGGTTGACCAAGATTCTTATACAAGCCACCACCAACAGCCGCTAAACCTAGAGCATTTTGGAAGTTTGATGGGCCAGAAGTCTGCTGATTAGTTACTCTACCCATCGGATTACCATAAACCATTGACAGATAGTTAGACAAATTCTGTTGTGGTTGGTTTTGCAAGAAGTTAAATTTAGCCATGTCACCTTGCAATTGCTGACCTTGGTAGCCCTCACGCAACTGACCTGCTTGCAACATTTGCTGAATGTCTTGGTAATCAGCACCAGCCATCGCAGGTGCAGCCATCGTAGCCGCTTGCTGTCTTGCTCTTTCATCAGCGTAGTTCTGATAAGCCAATTGTCCAGCCGTGTTAGCCAATTGTTGACCAAATGCGCCAGCAGCCCTGTCTTGCAAATTGCCCATAGCACCAGAGCCATAACGTCCAGCTAAACTAGCCTTTGATGAAATGTCACTTAATGTGTCAGTAAACTTAGTCTGAGCCGCTTGAGCAGCAGGTTGAAACGCACCTTGAAAGAATGGATTACCACCCAAGAAGCCACCAGAAACTGTGTTCTGCAACTGATTCTGAGCAGACTGTAGTAGTGGGTTACCCAAAGAAGCACGAGCCTCTAAAGCCTGTAATCCTGTTTGAGTGGTAGTCGATGGACTTACAAATGTTTGCCCACCATAATACTGTGGGCCACCGCCTTGATACAGCTTTTGCGCCTCTGTAAGCCCATAGCTTAGAAAAGGTTGAATTGTCGGGTCAATTGACGATGTGGTAGTAGCCATCTTTTACTCCTAGAGTTTCGGATTCCAAGATGGGTCATCCACGGAATCCATTATACATAAATTATTAAAATCAACCAATAATTGCATACCGATATGTCTTATTAGCAGTCGAATTTGCAAAGTGGGTTATCGTAGCCGTACCCTGTCCTTGGGAACTTGCGTAGATGTTTGTCAATGAGTTAGGAGATACCAAGTTCATGGTAGCAATCAAAGACGCTGTAGTTGGTCTAGTAGGGCTAGTTCCAGCAGCATAAAACTGTAAGGAAACATTAGTGCTTGGAGATGACCAATATAATTCAACGTAGTCATTAGCAACTAGTTCTAAAAAATAGTTCCATCCTGTGACTATATGTCCATCAATTCCACCATGAGAACTAGGAATACCAATAAAGCCAGTAGAGCCAGTTACATTAGTTCCATTTTTACGCAACCAAACGCTTACGTCATGTTCTTGGCTATCTGTATTCTGAAACTGCCCAGACCATTGAAAATTATAAACACCTGCGTTTTTAACATTTACCCTAGAACTATTGCTTAAAGTTACACCATTTGAGTAATCTGTAGTATCTAACGTCATTGCGTAGGCAGTATTTGCACTAGCAATAGTTTGGTCAACAACGCTCTGAAACGCCCCATAAGGCATATAGTCAGCATTAGCAGCAGCAGAGGCAGGGACAAAGACAATCACGCTGTCTGGACCTATCCTTCTGTCTGTCAGAGTGGTAGTTAAAGCACCACCTGTCGCCAGAGTTAAAGTCCCTGTGTTATTGGTCTTGCCGTTCATTATGTTGTTGACAATATCAGCAACAGACCTTTGGTCAGCACCAAATGCAGGAAGTGTTCTAAACTGACTTGTCATCTAACACCTTGACCAGCTACGTCAACATCAATAGCCACAGCATTAACCCAATCAGCACCAGTTGGCACTAACTGAAGCCTGTGATATCTACCAGCACTACGCAAAGAAACCCTGTTCTCTGAGTCGGCAGCAGTTGCAGTACCATAAGTAACTTGTTCACTTAACAACTTACGAGAAGCTATAGCAATCGTTGCAGAACCATTATCTACTTGTGGACGAGCCAAAGTTACTACTGATGGCCCACCAAGGTCAATATCTCCAGTTGAGATTCTTCCTGTAAGTGGTTGACCTGTGTATGTGTAAACCTTTGTGCTTAACGTACCACCAAGGAAATACTTACCACCAACATATAAACGAGAATCTAAACTTGTCGTCAATGCGTCAATAGAGCCTGAGATGCTATCCAGTTGCTCTAAAGTTACAGATGCTGTTGAGGCTTCAGACAAGTAATCTGTACCTGCATCTGCATAAGTCCACTTCTTAGTGGCAAAGTTGTAAATGATTAGTTTACGATTTCCACTTGTATCTACATAGTTCCAAATCACAAGTTTGCGAATAGGGTCAACGGCAGCAGACATAGAACCATAGTCAGATTCTGATGCGTCATCAATAAAGAATCGGTCAACCTTCTCACTACCAATTGGTTGAACAGTCTGACCATCACATAAGTAGAATCCATCATCTGACAAGAAGAATGTAATACCTTGGTACTGAGCAATAGAGCCAGCTACCATACATCCCTTATTACGAGAGATATTGTCAAACTGGAATATGAACGGAGTTCCCACATAGGTCATTCGACTAATGGCTCTTTCTAAGAACACCAAGCCAAACTCACCACCACGGATTCCTACAATCTGTCCACCATCAGGAATATCCTGATAATCAGACTGAGTGTTTACGTTCTCTGTCCAATCTGTTTCATCATTGATTGCAGACCATCTAACACGATACTGCTGTTGTGTCGTTTCTAATGTATTAGCGCAAACTACAAAATCACGAACAACAGTAATGTATTTAGCAATAGGTGCAGATGCGCTTAAATTAGAAAACGATGTAGATGTTCCTAAAGTCCACCCCTGCAAAACATCAGCATTATTGGTAGTAATTACTCGTTTACCAAACTGAGTAAAACGCACCTTATCTGTAATGCCAGTAGTCATTCCTGTCTTAACTTGCGTCAATGCGCCTACGCCATCTACTGTATAAATCTTAGTAGCACCAGAAGTAAACAACTGAGTTGTAGAGTCTGGATTCTTGGCAGCGTACAGAGTAACTAAATCTTCAGCAGCAGTACCAGAGAACGCTACAGCACTTGGGAATGGGCCATAACCCACGGCTTGAGAAACCACGTTCTTAGCGTCAGTCAATACACCAGTAATACCTGATTGGTCTGGCATCCACTCACCAAGTTGAATTCTTTGTGTAGGCATATCAAATGTACATTGTTTGCATTGCCAAAGGAACACCAGAGTATTGACCCTTCTCATCAGAGCGAGTCAATGAACCCATAGCCCTATCAAACATACTTCCCCATGTGTTTAGACGAGCATCATTCATTAAGTAAGGCTCTGCTTCTAATAAAGCCGCATACAAAAGCAAGTCAGGACAAACAGTTAAGAATGTGTTTGATGTGTTTGTATCACTTAGATACGCTGGCGCAGCAGAGTAAACAAGGCTCAATGAGTAGTTACTATCAGGAATAGGTGCTAACTTAAATGTCGTAGCCAATACTGTGTAATCCAATGGCTTACCTGCGTCCATGCTTCGTGAGTTACGAGAGAACAAAGACGGAGATTCATAGTTTAATGGTCTAACAGGATTACCTGTAACCACAAAATCTTTTACTTCTAAGAAGTCAGTAGGAATAGTAACTGTAGCTGTACCTGATGTGCAGGTTAGCGTTGTAGTCGATAGCATCTGACGAATACGCAAGTCTCTACGCAAGCGAACTTCTGCCAAACGGATAAAGTCTGGAATCTGAGTTGTTAAATCTGAACGAGCCAAATATCCTGCGATAGTTGTCTGTAGTTCAGCATAAGTAGTAATGCTCATACAACTCCTGTTCGAGTTCTAAAAACTCTGTTATCACGCTCGTTTAGCCATGCTTTGAATCGCTTTTCATCAATCACATCAAAGCCACGCATAACTCCCTGCTTATTCAGTTCGTCAATAACTGTAAATGGAATAGACGCTATCTTGTTTCCAAACAACTCATCAGACCATTTAGCACGTTCATCAAAGGAGTTATATTCCTTTTTGTTCTGCTCAATGATTCCCGTTACATCTTGACGAGTCTCAATAACAATACCGCCCTCGCCATCAGCATGGACTACAGAATCTCTAAATTTTACAGGGTTTTGCATACACTAATTCTATCAGTTTTGCTAGAAAAAGAAATGCCCCAGATGGTTAGTCTGAGGCATTTTGGGAGTCACCTAGTGATTAGGTCAAGTCAGCAATGATGCCGTGTGCAGCTTCGTTCTTAACTTCCAATGTGAACTCAGCCAACAACTGTGTAGATTCGTTGTCACCAGTAACAGCCAACTCATTGGTCTGGAAGGGACGCAGATAAGCTACGGCAGCCATGTCAGGGTCAAGCACAAATGCAACATCATCAGCAGAGTTAGTGCTGTTCATGAAACGTGAGGGAACAACGCTCAAAGTTCCGAAATCTGACAGGTATACGTCTGCCGCACCAATGATAGTGGTAGGAGCATTAGTAGGGGCCATGTAACGCTGAGCAGCAATACCAGCAAAAGCAGATACTGTTTGCTTGTGAGCAGGTGTAACCATCAAGATTTTAGGATTGCCACCTGCGGTGTAAACACCACGGACAGCAGTCTGCAAGAAAGCCTCTGTGAAAGTGCGGTTTGTGCCGTTTGTACGAGCAGTAGTACCACCAGAACCAGCAACACCAGAAGTGCCACCAGAGTAAGTAGTGTTAATCCATGCTTGCAAACCACCCAAAGCACGAGCAGTAGAGGAGTTACCATTAGTAGCAACTTGGTTGCTGAGCAATGTCAATTCCATGTCCCGCTTGATTTCAGCAGATGCTTTAGCTAATTGGTCTTGGTGTTTGCTATGGCTCGTTATTTCCATAACCCTCTTTCGAGGCTCATACTTTCATATGAGAACAGACTATATCATCACCCATTTCTGGGGCTAGGCGCTTCGAGCCACTTGGCTCTACGGGATTACTCCCTAGTCGTTGAACCTTCACCTTTTCGGGTGCTTGGCTGCTGATTGTCCAATCCTCTATCTTTTCAAACATTCGCACTTGCCATTTCTAGCTATGCTGTAGTGTTAGAGGCTCTAAGGAGTTTCCAGCAATTCACCTAGTTTTTACAATATTCGTTACCGAATATGGGCGCTTAATGTAAAGCTAACGCCTTTTCAGACTTACGACCAGCTTTGTCCACAGCTTGCAAGGTATTTGAAATCTTGATTGTCTTCTGTGAAATCTGGCAACGATTGCCCACACGAGTTGTAGGAGACATAGTAGCGTCAGATGCAGTAGCACCCTCAACTGCCACGTTCAAGCCAGCAGCAGCCAAAGAGTCTGTCTGCCACTCGTGATAAACAGCAGTAGCCTTTGTCTTACCAATGGTAGACATAAAAGGTGTGTCTGTAGGGCTGATGTTATAGATAACGTCAGTAAGATCTTCACGCATACCGATTGCGGTATATGTTTGATAGGTAGCCATAATTTAATACTCCAAAATTTAAAAGAATCGTTCAAATGCTTTTGCTGCGTCAGTAACTTTTCCAGTTTCACGCA